CTCATCAAGACCTACTCCAACGAAGGCGAGACGGTGCTTGACGCGACGATCGGCAGCGGGACAACCGCCGTTGCCGCGATCAACACCGGGCGGAACTGCATCGGCATCGAACGTGACAGCGGCTATTTCGATATCGCGTGTCGTCGCGTGACCGAGGCGTTGGATAAGACGGCACTGTTCACCCCGACCACCTGACGCGCCGAAGAAGCCGTGACCTCTTGAGACTCGCGAAGGGGGGTGATTCGATCTTCGGGACAGGCGACTCATCAACACGTGACGAGTTTAGAAGCGTACCTGACGGCGGCACGTGACGCGGGGTGTCCGCCCGACCAAATCCGCAACTTCGTCGAGTGCGGGATTGTTCTCACGCCGCGACAGTTAAAGGCGTCGGCCTACTGCCGTCAGTGCGACCACGAAGGTGGTCCGGTGATGGTGGGAACAGGCGGGGCGAGAGGCGGCGGGAAGTCTCACTGGGCAATCGCTCAAGCCGTTTGTGACGACATGCGGCGGTTTCCCGGCCTCAAGTTCCTGACGCTCCGCAAGGTCGGCAAGTCGGGTAAGGAGCAAGTTCAAGACCTTCGCCGTGAGGTGCTCCACTCCACGCCTCACGAGTTCGTCAACTCCGAAATCCGACTCCCGAACGGGTCCGTGATGATCCTTGGTCACTTTCAAAAAGAGAGTGACATCGACAAGTATCTCGGACTCCAGTACGACGGGGCGATTATCGAGGAGGCGACCCAACTCACCGAGCGGAAGTTTAAAGACATCCGCACATGCGTGAGAACGTCCAAGAAAGGCTGGCGACCCCGCATCTATCCGACCACCAACCCCGGCAACATCGGGCATGGCTGGTTCAAGCAGCTTTTCATCGAGCCGCTTCGACGCGGGCAAGAGAAAGAGACTCGTTTCGTTCAGGCGACGGTTTACGACAACCCGTTCGTCAACCCCGAGTACCGAGCGACTCTTGAAGCCCTGACGGGCTGGCAACGCAAGGCATGGCTGGAGGGTGACTGGGACATCGCGGCGGGTCAGTTCTTCACGACCTGGTCACACCGCCACCACGTCGTTTCCAGCGTCGACTTCCGCTCCGATTGGCCCGTATGGATGGGGTTTGACTACGGCTTTACGCACAACACATATGCAGTCCTGATGACGTCCGACGGCGACGGCAACGTGTACGTCCTGGATGAGCACTGCCGCAACAAGACGCTGATTCCGGCCCATGCCGCCGCCTTCACGGCGATGCTGGCACGGAACGAAGTCCCCCGGCATCGGGTCGCTCGAATCGTGGCGGGCACCGACGTTTTCAGTGCCAAGCCGGACGGCTCATCCATCGCCAAGCAGTACGCCGCCGAAGGCTGGCACTTCGCCGCGGCGGACACCGACCGCGTCAACGGAGCGGCGGAGATCCTTAAGCTAATGGGCGACCCGCTCAACGGCGTCCCGAACAAGCTGTTCATCCACGAACGATGCTCCCGCCTCATCGCCTGCCTGCCCGACCTGGTGCATGACGAGCACCGCCCCGAGGACGTGCTGAAAGTCGACGCCGACGAAGACGGCAAGGGGGGCGACGACCCCTACGACGGTTTCCGCTACGCCGTCATGGCAAGGACACGCAAGGCGGGTGCTCCCGCCGTCGGTGGTTCCCGGCCCGTACTGATTGGACACCGATAACGCATGGACAGTTACGCATCGACGACGATCTTCATCGGTGGAGCCGGATTCGGCCTCCCCGCTAAAGCCGTCACGGCGAACCCGACCAAGGAATACGTCGCGGGCGGAACGGGGCTCTATTCCCCGAACCTCAAACGTGTACTCCCGCGTTCGGTGGACGACGTCACCGCCGACTTCGGCATCCACACCTATGAGGTGATGCTGGAGACGGACGCGACGGTCTCGGCCGCGTTCTGGACGCTCGCTTCCGCCGTTCTCTCGGACGGGTGGTCGCTTCGCCCCGCGATGGAGACCAAGCCGGGAGAGGAGCCGACGCCCGAGGAACTCCTCTCCGATGAGATCTGCGAGTTCTGTGAACGGCTGCTCAATCGCGTTCCTTTCGACGAATACCTTGAGCAGTTCATGTACGCCCTGGTGCAAGGCAACCGCCTGGCCGAGATGGTGTACGAAGTCCAGGAGCACGGGCCCGACGCCAACAAGCTGGTCTGGAAGGCCCTCAAGTTCAAGCCTCGCTGGGCTTGGGCGTTCGTCGTCGATGCTTATATGTCCGAGGTGGGAATCCTCGCCTACACGCCGATGGGCGGACCCGCCGTCGTCGTGGAGATGGACAAGTTCATCCTGTTCTCGTGGCGTCCCAAGGATTCCGACCCGCGCGGCCGCTCGATTCTCCGCTCCGCCTACAGCGCGTGGAATCTCAAGAACCAGGTCTGGCCGAGCTACTTCAAATACCTGTCTTTGTTCGCCACCCCCACCATCGTGGGACAGCCGGGCGAAGGGGCTCAACCCCGACCGCCGGGAGCGAACGACCCGACGTCCATGATCGGCCCGGACGGCATGGTCAGCCCCGAGGCGGACATGCTCTCGGCCATCGTCGCGGTGCAAGCCGGCACCGCCATCGTCACCCCGTTCGGCTCCAAGGTCGACGCGCTCAACCCGACCGGAAACGGCGAAGCGTACCGCGAAGCCATCAAGGTGTTCGACGGCCAAATCGCCCGCTCCATCACCCTCTCCGAACGGGTGATCATGGAGGCGATGCACGGGTCGAAGGCGGACGGCGAGAAGGTCCAGGATGCGATGGGCCACCTCATCCGGGTGGTCCGCCGTCGACTCGCCTGGACGATCTTCCGCGACGGCCTCCGCCGGGTCGTGGAGTTGAACTTCGGCCCCGAGGCGGCGGAGATTCACACCCCCCTGTTCTGCCTTGGCGAAACCGAGCATCAGGACTGGACCAGCATCGCAAACGCGGTCGCCTCGCTGCTCAAAGCGGGCTACTTCACCCCGTCGCAATTCCCGGCCCTGGACGCCCGACTCGGCCTCCCAATCCGAGAACCGGGCGAGACGCCCGAGCAAGAGGCGGCGGAAGACCCCGCCACCGAGGACGCCGAAGACGAGGCGTCCGAAGACGCTGATGAGGAAGGGACGAACGAATGAGAGGCATGAAATCGCTCGAATACCTCTCCGCGTCCCCTTGGGCGATTCGCCCCGAGATGATGGAGGTGGGCCGATCGTTGCTCCTCGGAGAGACGACCTTCAGCCCCGAGATGGTCAAGGCCCGCGAAGGGCGTCCGATGGACGGCACGGCCGGGGTCACGGTCCGCAACGGCGTGGCGGTGATCGACATCGTCGGCCCGATCTTCCGGTATGCCGACTTCTTCACGGCCATGTGCGGCGGAGCAACGGTTGAGAGTCTCGCGCAGGATCTGCAATCGGCTCTTGCCAACTCGAACGTCTCCGCGATCCTGCTCCACATCGACAGCCCTGGAGGACAGGCGGCGGGCATCGGCGAACTCGCCGGGATGATCCGAGAGGGGACGACCAAAAAACCCATCGTCGCCTACGTGGGATCGGAAGGAGCCTCCGCCGCTTATTGGCTCGCCTCCGCCGCCTCCGAAATCGTCGCCGCCCCGTCCGCCTTGCTCGGTTCGATCGGCGTCGTCATGGCGTACCCGAGGAAAAAGGACGATCCGAAGTCGATCGAATTCGTCTCCTCTCAGAGCCCCATGAAACGCCCCGACGTTTCGACGCCCGACGGTCGCGAGGAGATCCAGGGAACCGTCGACGCAATGGCGAAAGTGTTCATCGACTCGGTGGCCGAGTACCGGGCAACCAACCCCGAGAAAGTCGCGGCCGACTTCGGCAAGGGCGGCATCAAGATCGGAGCCGATGCCGTCGCCGCCGGAATGGCGGACCGGCTCGGCACGTTCGAGGGGGTGCTGGCCCAACTCTCGGCCGGTTACGCCCCACCCGTCCCGACCAAGGCCCCGGCGCACGTCCCCAATCCAAGGGAGGGGAAGCCGACGCCCCGCCCCGCTACCGCATCGTCGGCACCATCTTCCCTTTCCAAACGAGGCGCACATATGGCCAAGCCCAACTGGCTGACCAAGTTCCTTGGTGGCGGTTTGTCCGCCGCCGCCGAAGCAGGCGAGCCGATCGACTTCGAGGCCGTCGCTCGGATGCAACGAGCGGCCGTCGAACCGGCTTCCGAGCCGACGGTCACGCTTAGCAACAACCAGTTCGAGGCTCGGACGTTCGACATCGAGGCCGACCCGAAGTTCAAGGCGATGAAGGCCCAACTGGAGGCCGCGACCGCCGCCGCCA